GAGGAAGCACGAGCGCGGCGCGGTGCAGCTCATGGCGCGGAAGCTCGGGGTGAGCGCGTACACGCTGCGGGATCGCATCTTTGAGAGACTTGGCGAACGCCTGTGGCCGCGAGGCCCACGGGCAAGAGACTGATGGAGGCAAGGAATGGTTCCGGCGGACATCATACGACTGACGGCGGATCAGGAAATATCCCGCGGGCGAGCCATGGAGTTGTTGCGCCCGTGGCTGATCAGTTGGCATCTCGGGTCGCCCGGAGTGTCCGGCATGTATCTCGTGGAGCTGGAGGACGGCGAGCACATCGTGACAGCGTACTCCAAGCCGGGAGGCGAAGGTGTCGATACGTGGGGCGACAAGCGGGGCACGGGCTGGGTGTGCCTCCCTGGCGTAACAGTCCGCGCGTGGGCGAAGGTGCCGAAGTGCCGGCTGGAAACAGTCTAAGAGCAGGTAGGAGCCCACTGGTTCGCCGCGACCAGCTCGAGCCACCTAGACCACTCCCAGGCGCCACAACAGCCCGCGAGGCGCCCGTATTTCCCGCCAGTTCAGCACGGCTGGCTTCGTTTACACCGAAGATGTCGGGGGTTCGATCCCCTCACCTCCCACAACCACTTAGCTCAATTCTGGCTGGTCTCAGGTGGTACAGCGCGACCAGCTTGGGCAAGCAAAGCGACTTGCTCGTCTGTCAGCAAAAGGCACGGGGCATCCCCGTTGCTCGGCACTGTCGCTATAAAATCGTCGTACTCCCCACACCGAAAGAAGCCGCCGTCGCAGCCTTCAATGCTGCACCAACCAGTGGAGAAGTCGGCATACTCAACTAAAGCGTGCCCTCTGTCTGTTGCTAATAAAATGAACGGCGTTCCGTCACGAGGCGCCACTTTGAGCTTGGTAATCATCCCTTCCTCCGCATCCGCATTTCGATCACGTCGGCCGCCGGCTTCGTCACGACAGCGCCCGGCTTGGCGTAGATGCCCCTGGTGACGGCCTCGGTAGAGTGGCCCATAAACCGGCTGATGACCTGCATAGGCACGCCGGCTTCCTCGGCCCAGCTTGCCGCCGTGTGCCGCAGCGTGTGCGGGGTGACCCACCCAAGTCCGGCACGCTGTGCTGCTCGGTCGAACGCGGCGCCAGGCCGCTTAATGCCGTACACCCGCTGCTTTTGGCCGGTGTCGAGGTCTTTCACTAAGCGCGCCCACTCGATCACGTGGTCTGACAGGGCGCCTTCTCTGGCCGCCGTGAGGGCCGCCCGCACCCACTCGGACATGTGCACCTGCGCCCGCCCCTTGCGCTGCACTTTCTGCAGCGGGTTGCCCACAACGCCAGTTCGCAGGTCGATCGTCTGCCGCTCAAAATCCACCCGATCCCAGGTCAGTTCGCAGATCGCGGCTTCGCGCCCGCCGGTGGCCAACGCCAGGATCACGAACAGCCGGACGTGAGGAGTAGTGCAGGCGTCGAGCAACGCGGCGGCCTCGTCTGGCGTCAGCACTCGCTTGGCCGGCCGGGGCTTCGATGGCACCCATACCGTGAACCGTGCGTCGGTCTTGTGGTTGCGAGCCGCCCAGTTGAGGCACGAGCGCAGCCGAGTGAGTTCGCTCCAGACGGTGCCCTGGCTTCGCCCTTGCTCGATCCGTTCGGCAGCGTAGGCCCGGCACAGAGCGGCGTCCACAACGGCAGGCGGGATCTTCGCGAAGCGCGGGGCGAGCGCCTGCCAATTGTAGTCGAACGCCGCCATCTGCTTGCCGTCAGTGGCGCGGTCGGCCCGGTACAGCGCCCACAGGTCGCCCACCGTCTCGCGCCCGCTCCGCGCTAGCTGCTCACGCCGTCGAGCGAACGCATCAAGCGCAGATCGCGCCGCGATTTCCTCTGTGACGCCGAGGCGGTATCGGTGCCGGCGCCCTCCCTCATACCAGACCGCGCAGCCCTCGCCCTGGAAGAAGCGGAGCCGATAGTTGCCGTGTCGATAGTCGCGCCACCGCCGCTTTCCCATGTTGCCACGTCCCCCGCTCTGATACGAAGATGCTTCGCGCCGAGTCGGAACGCTGGCAAGTCCCCGGTGGCGATCAGGTCGCGGATGTGACGCTCCGAGCAGCCCCACCGCTCGGCTAGGGAGGCGACACTATAGGGTCGGTCGCTCATTTCCCGTCTCCCTCTGTCGCGTTGCAGAACAGCCAAAACGCCGCTACAGCACCGATCCCCATGCCGATGAGCGCGGCCGACAACACCACCAGCCAGTCCATCACCGCCTCCACTTCGACTGCTTGAACCGCTTAGGAACGTGGTGCCGAGCCGCCATGCGCTTGCCTTTCGCGGCTTGGCCGTGGTCGTCGCTGGTCTTGCTCGTGTGGCACCAGTCGCAGAGCAGCTGAAGGTTGCTGTCGTCGTCGGTGCCGCCGTTTTCGAGCGCGATGATGTGGTCAATGTCGTAGTCGTCACCCGGCCACAGCTTGCGGCCGCAGCACTGGCACCGGCCGCCGGCAGCTTCATAGACCCGCAGCGCTCGGAGCGGCGTCATGCTGCGGCGGGTCGCGTGCGTGTAAGAGGTGCTGGTCACAGCCGATACTCCTTATCGACAAACCCAAGGTCTGGATTTCCAACCAACGTCCACCGCACCCATGACTTGTGGCTCGAGTAATGACGCCAATGCCCACGCCTGAAATGCAGCCGTGGGCTGCGGTGCGCCGCGTCCCCCGTTGCAAGACGGTCAACGCGTGACCTGTTTGCAAGTGACACAGTGTGAAAGTCAAAAATTGGCGGTAGCCCTTTCTTCTCGCGCGCGATGTTCAGCCGGTATGGTGCTCTTGTAACACTCGTGACGGCGACGGCGGCGTCCAGGGCAATGCACGCGGCCCTGATGTTGCTACTAACAAGGTTGCACACCTGCGAACACTCGCGTTCTTCGTTGTCGGTATCACGTTGCGGCGGTCCTATGTAAACCCAAGCATCTCCGGCTTGGATAAAATCGCATTGTTCGTCGTTGTGTTTAACGTGGACAACGCGGCGACCCGCCACTGCCATTTCAAACACCACGCAATCAAACGGGGGCTTTACTTCGCCGTCCTCAAAATCTTGTGCACCGGAAAACGCCGCCGCCCAATTGTGCTGTATCAAAACAACCTGCGGCACATCTCTAAAAGCAATACGTTCCGCCGCTGATTGGCGATCGGCGGAGGCTGCGCCATAATAAATAGACCCATTTGTGTGTGCAGTCAAAACCTTGTGCCAATGTGATGTGTTGCACGCTTCAAGAGAAGGTGACGGATGTTTTGCCCACGTGACAAGATCATTGAGCGTAGCCAATTCCGACGACACCTTTTCGTGATGCAAACGAGCCATTTCACACAGCCGCTTCATACGCTTCGTGTTTGAAGTCAAAAAAGCTTGCTGTTTGTTGTCTGGAAGATTATTGAACGCGCTGAAAAAAGCGTTCATCTGTCCGGCCGAGCGTCCGGCTTCGTAAGCTAGGCGCTCTACGGTATCCATGTCGCTCATGTCCCGTGCCTCACCATCTTGCGCTCGGCGCGCTGGTTCGCGTCGCCGGCCTGCCATTCGCTAAAACGCATCTCTAAATAGCGCATCTGAACCTTCAGCAGGTTTGCCCGCTTACGTGCCTCGGTGATCTTCTCGACGTGCTCGCGGTAGGAGAGCGACGCGCGGGCCGTGTGCTCGGCCCGCGCGATGCTGGTGTCGTTGGACGCAAGCACGAGCTGCGAAAAGATCGGCTGCTTGGTATCTTCAAGCAGCGACGCGGCGGCGTCGGCATCAACCCACTGTTTAGCGACCACTCGATACATCTCAGAAATCGGGCGGTCGCTCTCTGGCATCTCGACCGGCTGCAGCGATGCGCGCGCTCGCTCGGATATCGGTGTCATGGGGTATCCTCAGTATCGCCGCTCTGATCTCAGCCTTGACCTCGGGGCTTGTGATCCCGAGGCGCACAACTACGTCCTCCCACCCGAGACCTGGGTACGTGGCCGCGAGCTGGGACCAGCGGTTCATTCTGCGGCCATCACCTGAGCTGCAAACGCGGCCACGTTCTCCAGTTTGGCTTTGACCGCGAGCGCGCCGGCCTTGTCGTGGGCCCAATACTCGCGCAACGCCTCGCGGTTGCGGGCGTGCCACTCCATGACCGCGGCCGGTTCCTCCGAGCCCTTGATCATGTGGGCGCCAATCCAGTCGAGCACGCGGTCCCCGAATTTGCCGACTGGCACGCGCTCCAGCGCGTCGGCCGGGCCCCACTGCACCATCACGCCAGGGCCATCCCCGAGCTTGCTCAGGCGCTCAGTTTTCTCGTGCGTCTCGATGATCTCGGTGGCGGTCAGATCGATCGTGTGGAGAGCGTCCATTTCTTCGGGGACGTAGCTGCCGGCGGTTTCGTTCGGCCAGCCTTTGCGAATAGCGTCGGCCTCGGTGCATTTGGCCATCATGGTTTCGCCCATGGTGTGCCAATTGCGCTTGTCAGGGTCGAGCACGTCGGGATTGGACGGGTCCGTGACCTTGCGATAGCGAGGCTTGCCAGCCTTGGCGTGCCCAGCTGGGTAGAACTCGCCGGTCTTCTCCCACGTTGTGCCGCCGCTCTTGATCGGCGCGCGCTCCTCCCACTTGAGCCGCGACGCAACCGCGTGCCAAGCACCATGCATGTACTGGTAGACCGTCACCTCGCAATCAACGAGACCCTTCGGGTTGGCTTGACTGATTGCAGCTTCATCGTAGGTAAACCGCGGCGGCCGATCGTCGGGACGATAGTTGCCGCTCCTGGCTGCAATCTTCCGGTAAAGGCCGATCCCAAGCACAGGGACCACGCGCCGCTTGTTGGCGTCGTTCGCGTCGAACACAAAGAAGTAGATGTCCTTCGTGAACGGGTTTGCGCCGTAGACCTCGCACCACTCCAGCGCTTCGTCGATTTCCGACTCCCGCAGATCCTTACCTACGGTCTTTACGAACAGCGCCAGCCGGCGCGCATCCGAGCGCGTCAGCGCTGCCGAGCGAAATGGAACAACTGCCCCCATGATCTCACCTCCAGCGAATGGTGACGGTCTCGCCGCCGTTGGAAAGCTCTGCGCCTGGAATGGTTTGCCGATCCTTCAGCGCCGACAGCAGCGCGCGTCGGTCGATCGTCGGGTCGGCCTGCCTGAAATACTGCGTCGGGATGGCCGCCTCATCCGTGATGACAAGGCTCGGCTTGACCGCCGTCAGCGACAGCGTGGCCGCTGGCAGCTCGAGCTTTTTGACGCCGGCCGTGCCGAGCGCCGCGATGATGGCCGCTCGGATCGTCTCGCCCTGCGCTTCAAGCCGACGCTTGCGGGCGCTCAACGCGTCGGCCTGGGCCTTGATCGCATCGGCCAGCGCCTCGCACTCACCAACCCGCGCCAGCGCTTTGGACAGCGCTTCTTTGAGTGAGGTTTCGCCTTCGATGGCGTCCTCGATCATGTCGTCCGGTTCGGCCACGAGCGTGCGCAGGTGCTCGACCAGCGCCGCGGCGGCTTCGGCTTCGCGGTTGAGTTCAGCGACGTTCACTGCTGCTCTCCCATCGCGTTGAGCGCCACGATCATGCGGCGGTATTGGTCGTTGCTGTTAGTGTGGTCCCGGCAGTAGCGAAGCGCCTCGAGTTGCCATTCACGAAGGCCGCTCTGTGCCGGGGGCTTGGGCTCCGGCTCGCCTATGCGGATCTTGATCGGCGCTTTCATCTGTCCCCCTCTCGGAAACCTGCCCGCCGCGAAAGCTCGACGGCTGATTGCTCCGCTACGGTGTCTACCCACGCGCTGATGTTCGGAGCTTCGCCGCTTTTGAGACGCCACATCCAGTATGTAAGCACCCGAAACCGAGCCTCGTCGTTGTCGAGCTGCGCCAGCCATTCACCGACGCAGCGCATGGCTTCTGTTTCTTTGTCCCAATTAGGAGCCGGCTCGCGGTCTGGCCGTGGCCCGCCGCCGAGAAACCTTGGAAGCCGAACCACGCTCATCGCGGAAAAACCCCCTCGATCACGACCCACATCAGGACCAGCGAAGCCGCGTACATGAGGGCCAGCAACAGAGGCTTAGGCCACGTTCTCGGGTTCATGCGCTCGCCTCCCTGATGCCTGCCGTCGAATTTTGCCGCCGCTGTAAACCTGCTTGCGAAGCTGCAGGGTTTCCGCCTCAAGGTCGCGGACGAGCCGCTCCAGATGCGGCACGCGCCGCGCGATGACCTCGAGTTCCGCATTGCGCCGCCGAAGCTGGTGCAGCTCGACGACCGTCGTTCCGATCCGCGATTGAATGCCCATCACACACTCCCTCTACTGATTAGGTTTGGGAGGGGCCCGGCCCCGCTTCGACGCTCGACATCCCCGCGAAGTCACGCGCCCCGAGCCCCTCCACATTGCCCGCCGTCCGCTCACGGCGAGCAATTCCGGTTATGCCGCCTGCTGCTCGTCTTCGTCGTCAACGAGGGCGTTGTCCCACATCAGCCGTTCACGGTGTTTCGCCCAATAGGCGTGCGCTGACTGGATGATTGCCCAGCCGACAGCGCGGGAATCCCGGTCCATGTCGCCTGGGCCGCTGCGGTCCAGCACGACGTCGCCCGTGTCGATCGACGCCAGCTCCCACGTGCGATAGGGCGCCCGGCCAGTGACGCGGATCTCGAGCTGGCAATCGATCTCCGCCACGATGTGCGGGCCGATCATCAAAGGCAGGGTAATGGGGATGTTCATGTCGGCTCTCCCTCGTGCCACCGCGTTGGTGATGGGGAGCATCAAACCATCGGTTGGAAGGCGTGTCAACCGAAAATCAAACTATCAGTTGGAAAATCTGTCGCCCCATCCCCAGCCGGTTGATAAGTAGCCGGCGCTACGCGGAGCGGCGAGGGCGGGCGTGCTCGGTCATGGTCCCAATGATCTCGCCGTCGGCTGGCGTCTCAATGATGCGGGGCGACCATGCGCTGTTGAGCGGGCGCAACTCGATACCGCCTTCGGTTCGCTGGCGGTACTGCGCAAAGAACGGCTCGCGCGGCGTCCCCACGGCGGCCAGCACCATGTCGCCCGGTACCGGCTTAAGGTCGGGGTCAATCACGATCGTGTCATCGATACGGAAGTCCGGCGCGTTTGCCGTTGTCCAGATCGGCATTTGAAACGCCATCTCACTGCAGTCGTATCGCGTCTGATAGCGCGAAACTCCCGAACTGGCAGCACGTTTCGATACAGCTTGCTCCGGTGTGAGCTGTGGCACGAGGCGCCCCCCAAGCGAACGCTCAACTGCAGTCCCAGGTTCCACCGTGCGAAATTGAGTTGCGCCTGTCAACAAGTAGGCAACCGATGTCTGAAGCGCGTCAGCCAGCGGCTGCAGCCGCTCAGCCGATGGGAACGACTTTCCCGACTCCCACTTTTGCACAGCTTGGTTGCTGACGCCGACGCGCGCGCCCAGCTCCTCGAGCGTAAGCCGAAGCTGTTTCCTGAGCGCGTGCACGCGCGCTGCAAACCCGTCTGACATGACCGCGTGTCCGTTCCCCTGCCCGTGCATCAGGTTTACCCCCATGCCAGTTGGAATCCACGCGGTTGGCGGTTGACTTTTTTTCCAACTAGCGGTTTGATACGACCATGAGCAGCAGGAAAGCACGCCCTGACGGACTATCCGACGCGATACGGTCAGCGGGCAACATCTCTGAGCTAGCCAGACGCCTAGGCCTGACGAACCAGGCCGTTGGTAAGTGGCGGCGTGTGCCTGCTGAGCGCGTGCTCGAGGTCGAGCGGGTGACGGGCGTGCCTCGTTACCGGCTCCGCCCGGACATTTACGGCGATGACCCCGGCCCTTTCAGGCGCCGACGTGTGAGTGAGCGGCTCGCCGCGTAGTCAGTAATCAGTACCCGTAGCGTCTGCGTCCCGTCTGCCGCCATCGGCAGGCGATCGGCTGTGCATGTCTGGACGCTGGTATCTCCCCCGGCCCGCTAGGTGTGCGCCTCCCCAGCCGATCGCCTTCCGCTGGCGATAGCCGGCAAACGAGCGGCCCCGCTGTGTGACCAGCGAGGCCGCCCTGGTGGGGTCTCTCGATAGAGCATGCTCCACCGTCGAACGCGCCGCCGTAGGAGGGCGACCAACGATGCACAATTTACTTGACGAGGCACCCGCGCGCAACAGCGCCGACGTCGATCCGGTGTGGATGGTCTTGCACACTCCCTCCGGCGCTCAGCGCCGCCGCTGGGGTGAGGACATGGCCCGCATCGTCAGCGATCTGGTCAAGCATGACTGGCTGGTCTGGACAGAGCAGGCCGGCGCTGAAGTTCACGCGAAACATCGGGCATTCATGGCTCACTGAGGGGGCAGAACTATGACATGGAACGACGAACGGACAGAGAAGTGCCGGGCGCTATGGCAAAGAGGTCTCCCGGCCAGTCAGATTGCCGACATTCTCGGGGATGTCTCCCGCAACGCGGTGATTGGCAAGGTGCACCGCCTCGGGCTCTCCGGCCGGGCCGATCGCAAAGATGCTGGCAATTTGAGCCGACGGCGAGCACGGCCGCGCAAGCTAGCTCTCGCGCCGCGCCCAACCGAGCCGAAACCCGTTAAACGCATCCGCTCTGCTCTTACTGGCATCCCTGCCGGCATCCCTTGGGAGCCTGCGGAGATGCCGTCTCCGACTGCATTTGACGACGAACGCAGGGCTTCCGGCCTGGTTCACCTGCTCGACCTCGAGCCCGATCAGTGCCGATATTCGATCGGCTATGACGACCGGCTGGGACACGGGTTCTGTGGCTGCCAGTCGGTCTCCGGCCTGCCCTACTGCGAGCACCACGCCGCCCGCGTCTACACGTCAGCTTATCTGGCCGATCTGAGGCCGCTGCGGACATTTGCGGGCGTTTCGACTGTGATCCTCGGCGAGACGCACGCGCACGCCAACGTCAGCGAATTTCTCGAGCCAGCCTGAAAGGCAAACGGCCCGCCGGGCAAAGGCGGGCCGCTCAGAGGGCGTCGATCTAGCAAGAGGCGAGAAAACATATGCCGCGATTTGCCGAAGAGAGCAAGACCCCCATGTCGAACCCGGCCAAGGTTTTGCTTGCCTACATGCGCCTGTCCGGCCAATGGGACAGCCGCGCTTTGGCTGCCGAGTTTGATGTGCCATTGCGCACGATCCAGCGCTGGAAGATGGAATGCGCCGCCAGCGCCACTGACGCCACTGGCGCCATATCTGGCGTTCCGTTGGTACACGAACATAACGCCACTCGCGCCACTGACGCCACGGATGGCGCGCCACGAACGCCAGATCTGGCGTTGGCACGGGACTTGCAACGCGCGCAGGCGACTAAGGCATCACTACGTGATACTTCTTCTAATATTCATTTCCATCCTTCCTTCCGTCCAGACGCGCGCGAACGCGAGTCGGAGGCGCCAGCGGACGGAAGGCCGGCTTCGTTCAACGATGCCACGGAGTCGATGATCGCTGACGTGCTCAAGTTCATGGGGCCGACAGCGTCGCGCCAGAACGCAGAAAAGTGGCTGAGCGGTACGCTGTCGGTCTACGGCACCGACCGGACAACACGGGCCTGGACAGCGCTGGTTGCCAAGCAGGCCCGCAACGAGCCCGTCAGCCAGCCGCTGGCTCTGTGGGCCAAGACGGCTGGCGGTTTAAAGCCGCAAGCCGTGGGTCCGAAGGGCGCTGACCCGACCACGTTCCACATCGTCTCGCCGTCCACCGTCCGCTTCGCCAAGCCGCGCGAGGAGGTGGGCCATGCTTGACCGCCTCACCGAGCGGCGCGTTCCGCACAACATCGAAGCCGAGCAGGCCTTGCTGGGCGCGATCCTGATCGACAACGGCGCGATTGACCGTCTCGGCAGCTTGGAGCCCGGCGACTTTTACGAGCCCTTGCACGCCCACCTGTTCGCGATTGCGACGGCCATGCGCGGCGAGGGCACGCCCATCACGCCCGTGACGCTGGCCCAGCACGTGGCCGAATGGCCGGCGATTGCCGACAACCTCAGCGCCCGACAGTACGTCGCCCGGATGATGGTCGAAGCGCCGTCGATCCAGTCGGCCCCTGCCTACGCCGAGACCATCCGCGAGCAAGCCGCCCGCCGGCAGCTCATGGGCCTAGCTGATGATCTCGTGGTGGCGTCGCTCAATGCCGAGGCCACGGTCAGTCAGATCGCATCGTCAGCGGTGACCGCGCTCGATCACGTGCTGAGCATCAGCCGGCCCAACGGCCGCAAGGCGGTGCCGCTCGGCCAAGCCATGGCGGACGTGCTTGACATGGTGTCGAACGACGACGGCCGCAGCCGCATTCCCACCGGCATGACAGATCTCGACAAGGCCTTGTCGGGCGGCTGGCGGCGCAAGCAATACGCGATCATCGCTGGTCGCCCCAGCATGGGCAAAACGACGATTGCGACCTCGGCCATGCTGCGCACGGCGCGGGCTGGCCACGGGGTGATGTTCCTGTCACTGGAGATGCCCACCGAGCAGGTGGCGGCGCGGGCGTTGACCGATCTCGCTTACACGAGCACGCAGCGCATTGCCTACAACGCGCTGATCTCCAACAACGTCAACGAGCATCAGTTTCGCATGATCATGGATGCCAGCCGGCAGTTCCGGCAGCTCCCATTGGTCATCGATGACGAACGCGGCCTAACCATCGCGGAAATCGGCGCCCGCATCCGAGCCCAACAGCAGCGCTTCCACAAGGCCGGCATCGATCTTGGTCTCGTGGTGATCGACCATCTCGGCTTTATCCGCGCATCCGAGCGCTATCGCGGCAACCGGGTGCACGAGGTGACGGAGATTAGCGCCGGTCTGGGCCAGATTGCCAAGGATCTAGACATTGCGCTCGTGGTGCTGTCGCAGCTCAATCGCGGCACCGAAGGCCGCGAGAACAAGCGCCCGACGCTGGCCGATCTTCGCGACAGCGGCTCGCTAGAGCAGGACGCCGACGTGGTGATCTTCACTTTCCGCGAGGCTTATTACCTCGAGCGTATGCGCTGCGACGAGGGCAGCCAGCAGGAGCTTCAGCGACAGACAGAACTGGAAGCCTGCCGCAACACGATGGAGTTGCTGGTTTCGAAAAACCGGAACGGCCCAACGACGACGGTGCCGCTCTACTGCGACATGGGCTCCAACGCGGTGAGGGATCTCGGATGACCATCGCAACCCACTGGCACAAGCGCGTCCCGGCCGACATGGCCGCCGACTACATCGCCCAAGGATGGGTAGAGCACGAGCGGGAAGGACGCATCGTCACGCTGATATGGCCGCACGAGGGGGCACCGCCATGACAATCACCGACAGGCTCGACCTATGCAAAACTTTGACGCTGCTGAAGTCCTACAAGCCCCGCAAGCGCCGGGCTCGCCGCAGGTTCAGAACGCAGCGCCGGACGATCGTGGCCAGGCTGAAGAATGGCTCTGCTACGTCACATTCGAGGATGTGACCGAGTACGAGGCCAAGGGCTGGCGGGTCTCCGGTCCGCTCGGCGGCAATCATGGGCACTATAGCATTCTGATGATCTGGGAGGGGCAAGGTGAGCCGGGTTGAACGCATAGGCGACGCGACGCTGTACCTGGGGGATTGCCGGGAAATCCTGCCGACGTTGAAGCAGGTAGACCACGTTATCAGTGACCCGCCCTATGGCGACGCGGACACGCACGCGGGGCATTTGTCTAGCGTCATGCTGCGTAATGGAGAGCCTGCCGGGCAGGCTCTCGGTTTTGCCGGCATCTCAAGTGCCGACTTGCTGGAAATGGCGTCGCAATGGGTGTCCATTGCGCGGCGGTGGGTTGTGTTTTCATGCGAGTGGAAGCACGTTGCCAACCTGGACGAGGCCGGGTTGCTTGTGCGGTTTGGCATTTGGCGCAAACCTGACGGGGCTCCGCAATTTACAGGGGACCGTCCGGGAATGGGCTGGGAGGCCGTTGCCATCTGCCACCGGCCAGGGCGCAAGAAATGGAACGGCGGCGGTTCTCACGCTTTCTGGAGCGTTCCTAAAGCCGGTCAGTTCGGGCACCCCACAGAAAAGCCGGTCGCGTTGTTTTCTTCCTGGGTGCGCGATTTCACGGACTACGGAGATACCATCCTCGACCCCTTCATGGGTTCCGGCACTACAGGCGTTTCCTGCGCCAAGCTAGGCCGCCGGTTCATTGGGATTGAGATCGAGCCTCGCTATTTTGACATTGCGTGCCGCCGCATTGAAGCCGCGTATCGCCAGCCGGACCTATTCATTCAACCACCATCACCGGCACCCGTCCAACAGACTCTAGACCTGGGGGCAGCATGACCACCAACACCAACGTTCGCGAGTTTGCCGGGCAGCTTGCCGACATCTACGAGCGGGCTGCCGACCTTAAATGCGAGGAACGGGCTCTAATCGACGCCGCGAAAGAGGCCGGCATCAACACCCGAGCACTCAAGAAGGTCGCCAAGGAGCTCGGCGCCGACAGCAAGAAGCTAGCGCAGAAGTTGGCTGACGAGGAACAGCTCGACCTGTTCCGGTCGCAAGTTGGGTTGCTGAGGCTTAAGGGCCTCGAGGGCCGACAGATGGAGGCAGCATGAGCGTCCGCAT